TTAGTGTTACCTCTACCCATTTTATTCAACTCCTAGATACTTATAGGCATCTTCTTTGGCTTCACAAGCACACGCTTTGCAGTTAGCCTTTCCTTCAAATTGAGGTTTATGTTTTAATGGTTTTTTGCATTTCATACTTTCATCTCCTTTGCCTTGAATGCCGCTAGTCTAATCGCCTCTCTCGCACTAGCAGTAATGCTAGCCGCTAAATCTACATCAGCCCAACCGAACCCCTTGTAAGCGAGGATTCCGTAGAAGGATGCCATGAGTCTTTTGACCGCCATTTGATTATTATTCCACTTAGCGGTTTGCTCTTTGTTGTTACTATTCCTAGCCTCTTTCATGTTAGCCTTGTATTCGTTTCTTAAATCCTTTAAGGCCAACAAAGACTTAGGCAATAGTCCTAATTCTTCTGTAGTGTAATACAACATTTTTCTTTCGTAGTCTTCGCCAACACTTCTCAAGTTTTGAGGAGTATTTAAATCAGCACCGAATACTGTTTCGACATCACTCTTAGTTTCAAAAGAAATGTTTCTAGCAATAATCATACTAGGGTAAAGTCCTGCAAAATCAAAAGCCGCTACATTGTAATGCAATCCGTTTGTTCCTTCGTCTAATGGATTGTAAACCATAGCACCGGAATAAGAAAGAGTCTCTTTACACTTCTTACAAACCTTAAGTTTCTTATCGTTAGGGTTTTTATAATTACAAGCATCACATATTTTATACTGGGGTTTACTACCCGTTGGTGCTTTCCACCAAGCATTACGCATAAAATACATAGAACCCATATTAGATGCAAAGAAACAAGCATCGAAAGGTGCTACTAGTAATCTCTGTAAAGAAAGAATTGCCTCCGAAGTAAAGTTCTCTTCATCAATCTTTCTAAGTAATTCTACATCTACAATAGCATACTGTAAATATGCCGAAGGGTCTTCTAACCACCCTCTACGGTAAAACTCGTTAGGGTCAGTAAACTTAGTTTCAGTATGCTTACCTTCTCCAAACAATGTCTTAGATACATAGTCTAAAGAAAGACTTGGTAGAGTTCCTCTTTGAGCATCATTCCATTGTCGTTCAAATGCCAAGTCTAAGTTGAGAGTAATTCGGCCTTTGATTGGTTGTGCTGTTGGGCCGTAGCCATCACCTTTAGTAAAGACCCATTCACCATTCCTGTAAAACACTCCTTCAATAACTCCTAGTGGTGAAATACCTAAAGGGTTAATATCTAATGCACAGCATCGTTCTAATAACTTAGGCAAATCGAACTTCAAACCAAACCATGCAATAAGCATGTCGGGGTCGCAGTGTTCCATACACATTAAGAATTGTCGAATCATTTCTTCTTCACTATCCTCGATAAAGAAAATAGAATCGTAGCCTTCTACTTTAGGTTCTACAATGTTTTCATTAGGTGTTGGTTGCCAAGTCCATGTGTAGAATTGATTATCAAAGTTATCATAGCAAACAATAGCAGTAATTTTGTTGTCATGTTCTCCACCCTGTTGCCATTCCATATCCCAATACCACTTACGCATATTGTATTCGGGTATTGATTTCATCTCATCAATAGCATATCTGTAGTGCATAGGGACATCTGCTTCATAAGTTTGGGAGAAATTATCCTTTGCTCTGTAGATGTCTTTAGGCATATCCACATAGACCTTCTTTAACGATTCACCTTCTAGATTAACCCAATCACCATGTTCATATTCATAGTCCCTAGTAATTGTTTTGCTTACTTTGTAAGTAGTAGGTTCTCTAGCAGTCTCTTTAATATAAAAATAAGGCTTGTAAGTATCATTCTTAATCACTTTGTTTCCGTCGCTGTCTCTCCAAGAGAGGTAAATATTATTATTATCATTTGTTATTATCATTGTATTCACTATTCCATATGAGGAACCTTAACTAGTAGGCGGTCTTCTCCGACTAATAGTATTGGGAACTCGTCTTTAACATAGAAGGTTATTGTTTCTCCCTTGAAGAATTTATGCAGTGGGCCTGTAAAACACACTGTTGCTGAATCACCCTTTCCGTTTTCTACACTCGCAGTAGTGGTATATCCTTTAACTCCAATTACACTTGAAGAAATTTCTACTTCTCCCATGTCTTCTACATTCCAATCTAATTTGTAAACTCCTGTGCCTATCAATTCACATTGATTAATTGCTTCTCTAAAATCCGAGGTAGCAATTTCAAAAGAACCTTCAAATGAATTGCCATTAAATTGAGGCATTTCATTATCTAATTGTAAGTCCATTAAGTAAAGTCTTTGAATTACTTCATGGTGTGGATGTTGATTAACTCTAGGTAAAGTAATTTCAGTATTGAGAGAAGAAATAATTACTCGGTCTAAAATCGAGACTTCAATTTCTCCTGTCATCTTCTTCAAGAAAGGCAGTAGTGTTTTGATATTCAATACTCCATTTTGTGTAGAGTCGTCTAGTATTGTTACATCAAGAACTATTTTGTTAATGTAACTACCATCACCATTCCACAATTCTAGCAGTCCAAATGTTGAGTTTACTGGATTGTCTTTCAAATCTAAGAAAACATATTCACTCAATACACCCGACTTAACGCCACCACTTTGAGCATACTTACCACTACCCATGATGTCTTCTAATCCGGTTCTAAACTCTTTTGCATCTACTGTAAACTTCATAGTGTTCCCTCTTTAAGTTCTTTGAATCCAGTCCAATTAACATTACCATCTCTATTAACTGTTAGAAATGAAACTCTCTTACCGAGAAGAGAAGGATTGTACTTACTACTTTTAACAGTAACAAAGTATTCCATACCTTTCTGTGTGTTTCTTTGGTTTGTTTGAAGAACAGTCCATAGGTGAGAGTCCCAACGATTCCAAATAGCAGTCGGTGGTTCGTCTCTAAACGGGGGTTTAGTATGAGTGATATAGATTTGGTCGCAGTCTAATGCTTCCATCTCTTTCATTACTTCTTTGAATGGTTGATTCCGGTGAAACCAATCTTGCTGTTTAGCAGTCTTCATTGGTCGCATTCTAGATGTTTCCATACCTGCCATGTAAAGAGTGCAGTAGTCTAACCATGTATCTACTCCATCCCAAACAAATACAATTTCTTCTGTCTTAGCAGTCTGTTTAGCAAGTGCGATAAATGAACGAATATTACCTTGTGTTTGGTAAGGCATAAACTCTCCATCCTCATCATATTCGGCAGGATTAAAAACAATAATTCTATCAGTAGAATCATGGTTTGTTTGCCAAGTTGGGACTGAACCATTGTCTACATCTAAGTAGAAGGTCTTCTTTGTCAAGTCCATAGCCAATCCTGTTTTACCTGTCTTAGCATCTCCTTCAATACCCACCTTAATTCTCTTAGGGGCATTCTTATGCTGTTCAGTTTGTTTTAGAAGTTTGCTTCTAAGTCCCTCAATGTTTATTTCTGTCTGTTTTTTATTATCCATTTTTATTCACCTTTATATTTTTTCCATGCACTTACTAACTCGGCTACATCTTCTTCATAGTCTAGTTGTAGTCTTGTTTCTTTAGAGCCTATGTGTAGTTTAACAAAGTAAGATTTGTCATCATAGTTTTCTTTCCATGTAATGAAATCTACTTCACTAAAACTAACTATCCATGTTCCATCCTTTTCTACAAAGGATGAAGTAATTGTAATTGAGTCACTCAATCGCTCAACCCCATCTTATCTAATTTCAAGGCATGTAGAAAATCTTCTAGTGTTTTACCGCTACAAGTTTGTATCACTACACTAGGATGTCCCGTGTATAATTTAACTTCTACTTCCTTTTTTCCGTCAATGTTTGTCAAATACTGATAAGACACATGTTGTAATCTGTCTATCGGTATTGTCGCTCTGTCTGTTGTTATCATTTTATCCGCTATACTTAACATATTTTTACCTCTTTAAGAATATAGGCTTCGCACCTATCCGAGTGTCATTCTACCGCCACACTTACACGGCATGAGTATTACTCAATCAAAACCAGTCAAGGTCTTCTCCTTTAGCCTCTCCGATTTCTTCTACTTGGCCCTTTCTTTCGGTAACATAAAGTCCCGATAGATTGATTGTAGCAGGTTCGTAGCCGTCATCACCCTCTCTTTGAGAAGTTCGACCAATTACAACAACCTCCGAACCAATTCCGAAGTCAATGTTAATGTGTTCGGGAACCCAACAAGTAGTCATTCCGTCAGTATCATAGTCAAAGTCTGCATTTAAGTCAGTCAAGTTAATGATACGGTTTCCGTTAGAAGTGGGGGTCATGTTCATATTACAAACAGTTCCCATAGTAATAACGAAACGCTCTACTGATGGTCTATCTCGCAATTCTAAATGTTTTGCATCTAGCATTGTTAGAGAAGCAATATTTTCCGAAGCCAATTCACTAGCCTTGTCAAACAAGTTAATAGAGGAAACATCTCGGAAGACATCTCCTTCGGGGTCTTGTTCACTGTTCATCAATAGACTACCAATAGTCTTCATAGAATATCCGTAAATAAATCCATGTCTATTAGAATCCTTAATGACTGTCATGTGTAGCCACTCAAAAGTTGATGGTGCAAATTCTACTCCGCCCTTGTTCTTGTATGAGAAGTAGTAAAGTCCGTAGTCTGTGTCGTCTCCGACCTTACCTACAAACACACCACTTCGTCGCAGTAGTTCCTTAGCCAATGGCTTTCCGTAGTTTTTGTTCTCGTCACCGTTTTGGTATCGTTGTTGCGAATCAAGAGGAATGACAATACTACCATCCTCAAGATATTCAGCACCATCGGATAGTTTCGATAGTATTCTAGTCTGTTCTTCACCATCGTAGTATCGAGATACAGCATACTTACCTTCTGTATTCTTCTCTGCTGTTGCTACTAGTCCTGTCGCATGTGCATTGTATGGGTCACGATTCCATTCATCAATTGCTCGCTTTCGGTTGTATGCCATCATGTCTCTAGGTTCTTCAAGAGAGATAAAGAATCCAAAGGCATCGTCACCAAAACCTTTCTTTTCAGTCTTTCCTGTAGTGTCTGTTTTCATCATACGCAATTGTTGAGAAGCGTAACTTCGCCACAACCCTTTCGCTAGAGGGGAGTCCGTAGACACCTTGTTCTCTTCACATATATTTTCAAATTTCGATTGAGCATCAGTTACACTGATACCCAACTTCTCTGCCGCTTTACTTATTTCGTTTTGCATGTTTTTTTTCCTCCTATACTAGATTTCCCACCATCCATGAAGCGAGTAATTTAGGTGTCATGGTGTGGGAACGCCATTCACTTTCTCCAATTACTCGCAGGAATTTCAGTTTTGTATTACTATCCATTTCGGATGCAATAACATAGTCATGTAATCCTACACAGATTTCCTTGATAGAAAACCCGTCGTAGATGAGATTATGTAGATTAGTTAATACTTCGTTTGGATTTTTATTTGTTATTTCAATTACTATTTTTTCATATTGTTGTAAGCCCTTTTCGACTTGAACACTCAACCGACTACCCGTTGCGATAGACGCTTGGATTTCGGTGATTGTCCGTCTTAAATCACCATCGAAAGCATATATAAACTCTCTTAGTCCTTCGGGAACGGTGTGATTTTCACACTTCAATATGCCTTCAACAACCTCCTGCACAACTTCAAAAGTGATTCTCTTGAAGTGATAATTTGCACACCTTGATTGCAAAGCGTAAATTATTTTATTTCGATTGTTGCAGGTAATAATAAATCTAATGTTTTTAGAATACCTTTCCATCATTCTTTTTAGTGCCGCCTGTGCATCGGTAGTCATACCATCCATTTCATCCAAAAGAATAATTCGGAAAGGCACATCACCAATACTACCACTTTGAGCAATTTCTTTTATTCTTGTTCTTACTGTCTCTAGTCTTCTATCATCCGAAGCATTTACTTCAAAGAAGTTACTCGCTGATTCTTTACCCAAAAGACTAGTCGCTAGTGCAAGTGCTACTGTTGTTTTTCCTGTACCGGAACCTCCGTAAATTAGAAGGTTTGGCATCTCTTTGTTTACCGCCCAATGGGTAGCATCCATAACAAAGTGTTCTTGTCCTACTACATCTCCTAATTTACTTGGTCTATATTTTTCAGTCCATAACATTATATCCTCTCCAACTTAGATTCTATTTCTTCTATTTTAGATTCAACTTCGTTAATTGCTCTAGGTAATTCAATATCTATATGATGGGGTTTGTAAATATCAACCCAATCTAAGTTATCATAAATCATTTCTATATCATTAAGTTGGTCGTAGAGTTCTTTGTATTGTATGAGTCTATTTTCTATTTCTTTTATCCTTTCCGATGCTTTCATTTTTATTCCTCCTTAAACTAAAAAGATTCTCCATAATACTAATGCAGTTATTCCAAAACTACAGGCAACTGAATACTTTAGTTTATCCAACTTAGTTCTTTTTGTATTATCTTCTTCCATATTTATTCCTCCGTTTTAGCCGCCCATATTGCCTGTCGGCTATATTCAAACTGCCTAGGTTTACGAGTAGTCTCTCCAATTTTTACAAAGGTTCTACGCTTCATAATATTTGTTAGTTCATTCATAGTTACATTGAGGTAGGTGTTCTTTCGTTTAACTCTAGAGGAGGTAGACTTGTATTCTACCAACCTATCGTAAATCTCACCTGTCGTCAATTGTTTTTCTTCATTTAATATCTTCACTATTATTGCCTGTGTTCTCTTGTGTTTCATTTTTATTCCTCCAATATCCTGTATTGTTTTGTATTCCTACTAATTGTGCGTGGTTACTAAGCAGTCGGCCTAATTCCGACATAGATACTCCCCACTTCATTTCTTGATTTAGATGATTGTAA